GGCACTGTAACACAAAACTAATATGGGGTGGAGACCACGACATTGAAGAGGTCGATGAAGGCTATCTAATTGAAACCAATCTAAGCTGCCCTAACTGTCATGCAGAAGTGTATGTTTATTTACCAAACAATAAGGAAGAAAAATGAGTTTATTAAGACCAAGAATACCATACAAACCTTTTGAATATCCGTGGATGTTTGAATACTTTGTACAACAAAACCAAATGCATTGGATGCCTGATTCTGTACCACTACATACAGACGTTAAAGACTGGCAAGAGCTTTCAAAGACTGAGAAGAATCTACTGACACAAATCTTTAGATTGTTTACTCAGTCTGATGTTGATGTTGGTTCAGGATATGCTCATAGATATATTCCTTTGTTTGGAAATAAAGCAGAAGCGTTACAGATGATGATGGCTTTTGGTAATATGGAATCAATCCACCAACAAGCCTATAGTTTATTACTTGATACTGTTGGTATGCCCGAGATAGAGTACAAAGCTTTTGCAGAATACAAAGAAATGTCTGACAAACATGAATACATTAGTGGTATTAAAACAACTAAAAGCGATAAGTATAGCATTGCAAAAACTTTAGCAGTCTATTCAGCCTTTACAGAGGGCTTACAACTCTTCTCAAGCTTTGCAATCCTACTGAACTTTCCACGCTTTGGACGTATGAAAGGCATGGGTCAGATTGTTACCTATTCTATTCGTGATGAATCATTACATGTTGAAGCAATGACCAAACTTTTTAGAGAGTTTATAAAAGAAAACAGAGAGATATGGACAGATGATTTTAAGAAAGAACTGTATGACATTTGTCGTGAGATGGTTAAGCTTGAAGATAAGTTTCTTGACTTAGTTTTTGACATGGGTGACATACAAGGATTAACCAAAAAAGATATGTATGCTTATAATAGATACATAGCTGATAGAAGATTATTACAGTTAGGATTAAAAACAAACTTTGACCAACGTGAAAACCCTTTACCTTGGTTAGATGAAGTCATGGGAGTAGAGCATCAGAACTTCTTTGAAGGTAGAGCTACTACTTATATGAAAGCTGGTCTACGTGGTAGACATGATAACATACTGTTTTTTGACACAAGCGGAGAAGAATAATGTCTAAAAGAAAGGATGGCAATATCATAAGTTTTAAATTGGTTATTGACCAAAACAATAATTTAATAACTGAAATCAGTCAGTTTCCTGAAGAAAAAATAAATGATATATTTATTAATGGTGATAGAGAGCTTATCAGAAGTGCTCTAAAATTTGCAAAAGAAAAACTAGAACCATTACATGGACAAATTCAAAGACATTTAAATTCATTGGGGTAGCACTACACTACCCCTTTAAAAGTCTATTTAGATATTTTAATCTTTATAGGTTTCTTCTCTTCAGGAATAACTCTTTCCATTTCTACAGAAAGTAATCCATTCTTTAGTGTTGCCTTTTTGATTTCAATATCCTCGGCTAGATTAAAACTTCTTTTGAAAGAACGTTGAGCTAGTCCTTGATGAATAACACCATCAACTTTCTCTTCTGATTTCTCATAAGAGATTGTCAAGGTTCTTTCTTCAAGAACAATATCAATGTCCTTGTCAGTAAGTCCTGCCATAGCCATTTCAATTGTATAAGTTTCTCCATCCTTGATAAGATTATAGGGTGGATATTGTGGTACTGATTTACCACGAGACTGTGTCTTTAACATCTCATTGAAGAGTCTGTCAAATCCCACATAGGTTGGTGTGAATAGACCATTAAGGTCCAATATATTTCTGCTCATAATATACTCCTTTTAATAAGCAAGTTTATAATATCCCTAGAACGCTGTGTAAGCCATTCTAAGAACGTTTCTAATAGTACCCTATATGAGGATAGTAATTAAAAAATCAAGTGTGTATTAGTCGTCTTTGTCAGGAGAATTAGAAGCTCCAAAATAAAAACTAATAACAGCAGATGCTAATCCCCCAAGATAACCAAGCACCAAAGACACGATAGTATCCGAGTTAGCGTCTGGTGGTTGAATAGTTACTAAAAATATGTAACCAAAAAAACCAACAAGAGTTACGGTTCCTAATATTTTAGGTGTCCAGTCTTTGCTAAATTTCTTTCTTGCATCTTGTTTGTCGTCTACTTCTAAAGCAAACACATCTACTTCTAATTCTTTCATCTGAACTTTAAAATCGTTCTCAGCCATTTTAAGTTCAGCCATTTGTTCAGATGTCAGGTTGTTCATTGCTTGTTCTAAAGACTTAGGATTATTAGGTACACCTAAGATAGAACTTAATATCTGCCCAGCTTGTCCACCTATTGGACCGCCTAAAGCTGCACCAAGTGTAGGTGCTAAACTTCCAAGTATGTTTTTTAATTTATTCATAATTATTCTACCGTTAAAGTTCCTTCTAATAAATCGTTTACTGCATATAATAAATAATCCGGTGCTTCCACTGGAATTATTGTATCTTCATTCCATGCAATCATAAAAGCTTCAATAAGATTTTCATACAAAGGTCTAAACTCTTCACGCTTTATCCAAGCAAGACCTGACTTTGTTCTAGCTTTACAGTCTATTCTGTATGCTACATCTAATTGTTTCTCTGTATATAATAACATTAGATTTGTTCCAGTACCATAGCTTGTAGCTCTTTACTACGTCTACCCACTTGTTTAAACCACCTGCTGTCTTCCATTTGCCTAGCCATTTCTTTCCAGTCATGGTTTTGACAGGCTTCTATCATCTTGCGAAACATTGAAAGCCTTGAACCACCTAGATTAAAACACATATTTACTACAACTCTTTGGATAGTTTCCGGTAAGTTTTGAAACACATGGTCGCCACCAATAACATGAATAGCTTCATGATAATGCTTATCAAAGTCTTCATCAAAGTACATGTCAACAACTTCTTGTTTAACAGGTGTACCAACTTCCCAAGTGTATTCAGGGTCGCTAGGCTGACACAGGTGTCCAACACCAAGAGTTTTATAGCCTAGACTATCTTCATAGATTGCTAAGACTTCACCTTCGTGTCTCTTTATTTCAGCTTTACAAAGTTCCCTGTTCATAGATTCTCTAAAGGATATAAGTGTCTAGCTTCTTCAGGTGTAAAGAAAAAGTCTTTTCCTGATTCAAGAGGTATTTTATTTTTTAACTTTCTAGTTCTTTCTTCTATCTTTTTATAGATTAATTCTTCTGCTTGTTCAGCATTCTCTACACTATTACGTATATCAAAACCTGCTTTGTTATTTAATCTATCCAACATAGATTCTAATGGAGCTTGTGCACCTTGAATACCTTCTTTTACTTGTAGAGCTATTCTTCGTGACATTTTATCGCCAAGTCTATAACTTAATAGACCATGATTAACAGCATTAAAAGCATCTCCTGTCTTAGAAAAATTATAAGAACCATCTTCGTTTTCAATTATTCTTTCTTGCGGATGAACCAAACCTTTATCAACAGCTTTATTAACTATCTTTGCTGCATCAGTAAAATTACTTTCTATTTGTTCTTGTGTTACACCTAATAGTTTTGCACCTACATTAAATAAACTGCCTTGTCCATAAGCAACGTAAGCTGGTCCACCTGCTTGTTTCTGTTCTCTTTCAAGTTCTTCCATGGGCATAACCCCTTGAGTTAATGCAGATGCACCTTCTACAGATTCCATCATAGCAAGTTTTTCAACCTCTTTAGCTAACGGTGTAAAGACATCCATTTCTCCACCCCATGCAAATCCTTCTCTTAAATAAGGTTCGCCTGTATATGGATTTTCTCTTTCAGCTGGATTTTCAGTTACATCTGAAACTGGATAGTTTGGGTCAATAGCTACGCCACCAAATTTTTTCTGTGTTCTTTCCCTTACTTGTTCTCTTTTAGCCCTAGCAATTCTTTCAGCATTTTCAAGAGTTGCATAAAGTTCATTTAATTGTTTTTCAATTTCTTCTTTCTTTTCAGGGCTTTTGTTTTGTTCATATTCTCTATATAATCTATATGCTTGTGCTCTTACGGTATTATACATACGTTTTAATTGAGCATCTTCTAAGCCTAATAATTTAGTAAATTGTACAGGCTCTAATTTGAAACCAAACGAACTCATTATTGCTTCAAATGGTGAATAGTCTGAGGCATATGCTTTTTTACCACTATATTCTCTAGACTGAAAAGCTTCTCTTATTTTTCTTGAACTATATGATTCAAACTTCTCTGGTAAAATATAAGGAGCAGGTACGTTAGGAAGCAGTCTACTTAAAACATGTTGCATTTTTACTTTAGCATCATTTCCTAATCCCAATCCTTTTATTTTTTCTTGAGTAAAAGGGTCAATACCGTACATCATTGGTGCTAATACTTCCCCAGCTATACCAAAGTTAGGCTGCAAAGCACCGGGAGAAGTTAAATATTTTGTTTCGCCTGTAATACTTTTTGAAAACGGAACAGGAATAGGTAGTGGAATTCCTTTTTCACCCATTGAGAAAACATCACCACCAGGAATAAATCTTGTTACGTCAACATACAATGGAGCAGTTTCATCTCTTCCTGCTGTGAAAGGAGTTTTAATTGTTGTTCTAGGCATGAAAGGTAAAC